TGCTTTTGTCGGACTTAAAAACAATGTTGCCAATATCAAGTCCTATGAGGGCGTGGATATATGTTGGGTCGAGGAGGCACAGAGCGTATCTAAAACATCGTGGAATGTTCTTATCCCCACAATTCGTAAAGAAGGTTCAGAAATATGGGTCACATTTAACCCAGAACTTGAGTCAGACGAAACATACCAAAGGTTTGTGCTTGCCCCGCCCGAAAACAGCGTTGTGGCAAAGATTAATTGGTCAGACAATCCCTGGTTTCCTGACACGCTCAGATTAGAAAAAGACGCTTTATACGCCAGAGATAGAGAGGCCTACAACACAGTTTGGGAGGGCTTGTGCCGTCAGACTGTAGATGGTGCTATTTTCGCCAAAGAGCTAACATTAGCAGAACTAGATGGAAGGATAACCAATGTACCCTACGATCCAATTAAACCTGTTCACGCTGTATTTGATTTGGGCTGGGCAGATGCTACTGCTATTTGGTTTGTTCAGTTTATTGGAATGGAAGTCCGTCTTATCCGCTATTACGAGAACAATCAAGAAACTATTGCACATTATTTAGCTAAAATGCAGTCTTATGGATATGTTTACGACACTATTTGGCTACCCCACGATGCTGGAAACAAAACTTTGGCATCAAACGGCAAAAGTATTGAGGAAATCGTTAGAGCTTCAGGGTTTAACACTAGAGTTATTGAGCGAACACCAATCGCTGATTCTATTAATGCTGCCCGAATGATGTTTAACAAGTGCTGGTTTGATAAGACCAACTCACACGAAGGTATTCAATGTTTGCGTCATTATCGCTACGATGTTGACCCTGACACCAAGCAGTTCAGCCAAAAGCCATTACATGACAACTATTCGCACGGAGCTGATGCGTTCCGCTATATTGGGTTGATGGTCAATGAGCCTAGAAAAGCGCCCAAACAGAAGGCAACTTATCAACTACCCAGCTCTTGGATGGGTTAAAATGTGTAGTAAAAATCCAACACTTGTCTTAAAATCGGGCAATATTTAAGGAATATCTATGGCATACGACAGAGTTGCAGACTCCCAATCAGATGGCAGAATTCAAGAAGCCAAAGACTTTTTACGGCTTTGTAATGATTCGGATAGCAATAATCGTGCAGAAGCCCTGGATGACGTAAGATTCGCAGCAGGCGATCAATGGCCTGTAGATGTGCAAAATAGCCGTGTATTAGAGGCTCGCCCATGTCTAACTATCAATAAAGTTGACGCTTATATCCGTCAAATCTGTAACCAACAAAGACAACAACGCCCACGCATCAAAGTGCATGGCATGAACAATCAGTCAGACGAGAAAGTTGCTGAAATTCTGACAGGTATTTGCCGTCATATTGAGAACCAATCCGATGCAGATGCAGCTTACGACCACGCTTTTGAGTATTGCGTCAAGATGGGCTGGGGATATTGGCGTGTTACAACCGATTATGTAAGGGAAGATAGCTTTGACCAAGAAATCTACATTAAGCCAGTTGAAAACCCTTTTACTGTCTATTTTGATCCTAATAGCGTTCTTCCTGATGGCTCTGATGCTGAAAGAGTTCTTATCACAACAGTTATCAGTAAAGAAGTGTTTAAAACCATGTACCCAGATGCAGAGGTGGATCAAGGATTCTCCTCAAGGGGAACTGGAGATACCGAGTCCGAATGGGTTACAAAAGAAGATATTCGTGTAGCTGAGTATTTCTACACAGAGCGCACTAAAGATATGCTATTAGAGTTATCTGATGGCACTACTGGCTATTCTTCAGAGATTCCTAGCAAAGAAGTCTTAGCTGAGGCTGGGATTACAGTTATTGCTAAGCGTGATGTATGGCGCAAAAAGATCAAATATTGCAAGTTAACTGCTATGCAAATCCTCGAAGAAGGCGAGTGGGCTGGTAAATATATTCCTATCGTGCCTGTTTATGGTCAAGAAGTGCGTGTAGATGACAAGCATAAGAAATTTGGTCTAGTTCGCATGGCAAAAGACCCACAGCGTATGTATAACTACTGGTCAACGGCTTTGACTGAAACTGTGGCTCTTGCTCCTAAAGCAAAATGGCTGTTGGCAGAAGGTCAAGATGAAGGGCATGAAAACGAATGGGCGATGGCTAACATCAAGGCGATGCCTGTTTTACGCTACAAACAAACAGACACAGAAGGCAGACCAGCCCCACAGCCTACCAGACTGCAACCTGAGCCACCTCCTGCGGGCGTGATGTCAGCTTTGCAAGGCATGAATCAGGATTTACAAGCTGTAGTTGGTATTTTTGATCCTAGCCAGCTTCCACAAGGAATTCAGTCAGGCAAATCAATTCAAGGTCAGCAGATGCAAGCTGACATGACCAATTTCCATTATTACGATAATTTGACACGCTCAATCCGTCACACAGGTCGCATCATTCTTGATTTAGTGCCTAAGATTTATGACAGAGAACGAGTTATGCGAATCATTGGCGATGATGGAAAGCCTGAAATCGTTACATTAAATCAGCCAGGTTCAGACGAAAATGGCGTAGCTAAGGTCTTAAATGATGTTACTGTGGGTGAATATGATGTAGTAATGGATACAGGCCCAGGCTACAACTCTAAGCGTCAAGAAGCTGTAGAAGCGATGACCAGTTTGTTCGCTGCTGATCCACAACTCGTACAAGTCGCAGGCGATTTATATGTCCGCAATATGGATTTCCCTGGCTCAGATGTAATTGCTGATCGCCTAGCAGTAAACAATCCTCTTGCCCAAATTGACGAGAAATCAGAAGTGCCTCCACAGGCTCAGATGATGATTGCACAAGGAAAAGCCACAATCCAGCAGCTTCAACAGCAAATCCAAGCAATGCAAATGGATGCTAAGTATCGTGCGACAGTTCAAGAACAAGTCCAACAGGCTGAAACAGAGCGTGAGAAGATGCGCCTGCAAGTCAAGCGTGAAGATGTTATGACCCGCACCGATACCCAAGCGCACGACACAGTCATTAAGACACAAACTCAGCTTGAAATTGAGCAACTTAAGGCGCAATTAGCCCTTGTTTTGGCTCACATGAACAAGACTGAAATGAAAGAAGCAAACGCAGAGGCAGTTGAGCGAGCTATTTAAGTGTTGTAAAATTGCAACTGTTGTGCTAAAACAACAAAACCTACCTGTGGGTTCACAGGGTTAATTCTTGGAGTATTCCATGTCAGAAGCAGAAGTAGTAAGAACAGCATCAAATGTAGTAACAAGTGAGAATTTAGCTGATTTTCATGCTGAAAAATTAGGTTTAGCTAGTGAAGAAGCTCCCGTTGCGGCTGAAACTGTCGAGGAAACTCCAGAATCAGAGCCAGCGGTAGAAGCCCAAGCTGAGAGTGAACCAACGGCAGAAGAAGAAGCGGAAGTAACAGACAAGCCGAAACAAAATCCCAAACTTGAAAAGCGTTTTTCTGAGCTTACAAAACGTGCTAAACAAGCTGAAGCCGAAAAGCAAGCCCTAGAAGCCCGCCTACAAGAACTTGAGAGCAAAGTAGCACCGCAACCCGTTCAAGAGCCTGATGTTTTGGGCGAGAAACCCCAAGCAAGTCAGTTCCAAGATGCTTTTGAATATGCAGAAGCATTGGCTGAATGGAGTGCGGAAAAAGCATTAATAGAGCGTGATAAGCAAGAACAGCAACGCAAGGTCGAAATGGAACGCCAAGAAGTTATTAAATCTTGGACTTCTAAATTAGAGAAAGCGAAAGCTGAATTGCCTGATTTTGATGAAATGGTGGCATCTAGCCAAGTCCAAGTACGAGATGAAGTACGGGATGCGATTCTAGAGTCCGATGTAGGCCCTCAAATCCTATATCAATTAGCATCAGATGATGACCTTGCGCAACGCATTTCTACAATGCCAGTTCACAAAGCACTCAAGGAATTAGGGAAATTGGAAGTTCAGTTTGAGCGTAAAGAAGCTCCTGCTGAAGTCAAAAGCGAACCTGTTGCTCGTAGTAAAGCACCAGCACCGATTAAGCCTCTCACCGCTGGGAAAGGTACAGGAGATGTCCTCATCGATGGAGATGGAGCATTTCATGGAACTTATGCCCAATGGAAAGCAGCACGTCAGGCTAAACGGATACGCTGATACCCATTTAAATATATATAAAGGAAATAATCATGGCAAATAATTTGCTAACTATTTCTAAGATCACTAACGAAGCATTGATGGTCTTAGAAAACGAATTAACATTTACATCTGAAGTAGATCGTAACTACGATGACCAGTTCGCTGTAGTCGGTGGTAAGATCGGTAACACAGTAAACGTTCGTAAACCAGGTCGTTTCATTGGTACAACAGGCCCAGCTTTGAACGTTGAAGATTTCAACGAGACTTCAGTTCCTGTAACCCTTTCAACCCAGTTCCACGTTGATACTCAGTTCACAACCCAAGACTTAGCATTGTCTTTGGATATGTTCTCTGATCGTGTATTGAAGCCTGCTGTAGCTGCTATCGCCAACAAG